CCACAAGCTGCTCGTCACGGCAGACAGCACCCATCTACAAAAAGAACTCAGGGCGTACCGATGGGAGCAGGACAAGAACGGAAGGAACCTAAACAGACCAGTGGACAAGGACAATCACGGGATCGATGCGGTGCGGTACGTGTGTTTGAACCTGCTCACCACGTCCCGGTCCGGTTCCTACTTCCTTGCATAGGGGAGAAAAATATTTGCTTATTTGTTTGGCGTATTGATTCTTTGCCCTATCTTTGAGACATCAAACAAGGCAAACATGACTATCCAAACCTCCACCCGCAGCTTCAGCAAGGCCACCAAGAAGCAAATCGCCGGCCTCTTTCCGACCGCCCGCACCTTCAAGGCCGTGGGTCGTGACTTCGTGATTCGTGACGCTGAGGGCCGTGGCGTCTGCACATGGCACTTTCAAACCAAGGGCCGCAACGGAATCATCGTAACGCTCTGAGCCATGAAAGACTTCCTCCGCTCCCTCTGGATGATTGGCTTGTTCCTGCTGCCCTCCATCCTCCTTCAGTTGCTCTAAGCAATAACAGGCCCTCCGGGGCCTTTTTTTATGTCCCAGAGTTTCGTCTATTTGAATACGTGAAGAAGACCATCACAATACCGGAGGACCTCTATGACATCACCATAGACCAATACCGCCGCGTACAAGCCATACCCGAAGGGGACGAGCTGCGCCAAGTAGTGGAGACCATTTCGATCCTGTGCCACGTTACCAAGGGCGAGGTGATGGCAATGGAGAAGAAGGATATCCAGCACATCGGGGGCGTACTCGGTGGCATCATCGACAAGTATGACGAGGACTACCCGCTGGAGCGCACGATCGAACTAGACACCCGCTACGGCTTTCACCCGAACCTCTCCCGGATTACCCTTGCCGAATTCGCAGACATAGAAACCCTCTGCAAGGATTCCCTCGATACCCACCTCCCCCAGGTCATGGGGATACTATACCGCCCCATCGTAGAGGAACATGGGGACTTCTACCGTATCGAGGACTACGACGGCGAGGACCGCTCGGAATACTTCAAGGAGATGAAGATGGCGCACGCACTAGGGGCAGCCGCTTTTTTTTTGCGTACCGGGACGGAATTAGCCGGCGCTTTGGACAGCTTTTCCAAGGCGGTGAAGGATCCAAGCTATCCGAGAAATACGGATGGTTCGCCACGTTTGTCCATCTCGCAGGGGAGGACATTACTAAATTACCGCAGATTGAAAGGACGCACCTCGAAACGGCCCTCGCGTGGCTTGCATACGAACAAGACCGCGCACTCATCCAAAAGCAACAAGTGAACCTATGATTAGCGAACAAATCCGAAACATGGTTTTGGCTTGGCCCAAGGAGCAGAAATTAACCGCCCTTAAAGAACTGCAAGCCCAGGGCGAATTCAATATGCTGGTGGAACTCTCAAACGTCTTTCTCACAGCGCCAATATCCGAAGGAGGCCTGCCGTCCCAAATCATCGAACAAACCCTGGAACCATGAGAACAGTTAACCAAATCCTCGACGAGCTGGAAGGCATCGCCCTAGACCACCGCTTTATAAACTCTTTCAAGCAGGGGGAACTCTCCGAGGTAGATATCAAGAAGCTGGCAGGCAACAAGTACCCCATCTGCCACGCCGATGTCTCCAGCGCCACAATCGAGCGCGGGACGTTGGTGTATAGCTTGGATGTGCTGGTTATGGATATGATACTCCCCGGACAGACGGACGCACAGGAACAGTATTCGGATACCCTCCGGACCCTCATCGATATCGTCAGCCAATACGCTCAGGTCTTGAGCGCACAGAGCGACGTGGACCGAGACGTTACCATCGAGCTACCGGTGGACTGTGAACCCTTTACGGCAAGGTTCGACAACCTGCTCACGGGGTGGGTGGGTACGATTCGCCTTGTGACCTCCAACGACCTCGACCTCTGTGCTGCCGCTTTCGCTTGACTTGCATATATGCAAAGATTGTTGTATCTTTGGTGCATGGAAAACACAAACACACAAAACCGAGAATTGGCCATTCGTATTCTTCATAGCCTATTTGCTGACGGAATGACCCCGGTTCCTTACGATAAGGACGGGCATTTATTTTCCGAGCATATTCAGCGAGTGGAAAAGGCGCTTTTGCATAAATGCAGAAAATAATTGCGGGAAAGTTTGGTGAATGGAAAGTTTCGCCTATCTTTACACCATGAGCAACGCACAAAACACCACCGCAAGCATCCAACTCCAGCACATTGGACGAGTCGAAGCAACTCCAGCCGGAAACCTTAAAGAGGGTATGCGCCTGATGTGGAACTTCGGCGAGATGTCCGACGTGGTTAGCATCGACCGCGAAACGGCTAAGTCCATCTGGATCACCGAAAAGTGCGACCGCACCGGCAACCTCTTCTCCCGTCGCTTCGCCAAGACTCGCTTGGTGGCTGCCTTCTAAGTTGCGCCACATACAAACAGACGGCCCCGCTTCGGCGGGGCTTTCTATTTTAAGACGTGAAGACCCACATAACCATAGACGGTACCCGCGTCCCCATGACCAACTCCATGAGGGAGATGGGCAAGATTGGCAAGGAGGTACGCCGCCGCGCCCGCATATCCCTCAAGGCACGGGGAAAGGTTGTAACTGGCAACCTGTACAACTCCATCCGCTACGAGCAGGGAGTATCGAGAGACGAGAAGAGCCTGAATCTACGCTTCAGCTTCCCCGGTGCAGACTACGCCAAATACGTCGATGAGGGTGTACGGGGTGCGATAAGTAGCGCCAAGGCCCCGCGCTCCCCGTTTCGGTTTGGGTCGGGATCGGGTCCGTCGGGTGGGCTGCGTCCCGCCATCGATAAATGGGTGGTAAAGAAAGGCATCGCGCCCCGTGGCGCTGGCGGTAGGTTTGCATCGCGGAAGGGCATGGTATATGCCATCAGCCGCTCCATATATCAAACCGGCATCAAGCCCTCCTATTTCTTCACGAACGCCTACGACCGCACTCTGAAGAAGCACAACGCCAAACTGGAGAAGGCCGTGGGCGAGGATATCGGAAACGCAATTAAGACCCTACTCGATGGCGGTACAGTTTAAACTCACCCCCTCCCCGTTTTACTTCCAAAGCACGGCGGAGCCGATTATCATTCAGGTCTCCGAGTCTACCGTGCAGACGTGGTACAAGTACCGCTTCATCTTGCAGGTCCTCGACGAGGCGGACAATGTTTTGGCCAAGCTCAAAACGCATATGCTCAGCAGCACCAATCAAGTCGCCGTCTTCGATATCAGCAGGGTAGTAGACGACTACCTCGACCCCACTCGTTGGAACAGCAGAGACACAGATGCCTCCGTGGTGACGATAGGAAGGACGGGCCACGATCCCGCATTTATCATTGGCTTGGCTACCGAGAACAACCCGGTAAAAAACATCCAGCTCCGGGCAGGCTTTGAATCCGCAACCAGCGCAACGGCAGCCCCGACAGAGACGCTGAACGTCGATAATACAACCGTGCGGTGTATCAGAAACAACTTCATCAACGACGGCGAGAACTACGCCGATAGGGGTTCAGAGTTTCAATTGTCTGGACCCACGTCCAACTTCATGAGTACCGCGCCGGACCTTGGCGTGGTGTCGGGGTGGGGTAGCGCGTTTGGCAACGTGAGGCACCACAGAATCGGCTCCAACCAAGCCGCCGTTATTGCGTGGAGCAACGACTTGGGAACCGGCTCTTACATCCACATCAGAGGGTTCCAAGCAGACGGAACGGTGATTGGTAGTGCTTACCTAGAAATGTCGGCAGTCGGGGGTGAGGTGTTTATAAATGCAGATTACAAGCGCGTTTATTACATGGGTATAGGTCCGCTCAATTTGACCGAACACGCTTCGGCTGCATCGAACTCCGACCTGACCACAATCATGACCAGCGCGAACTTGTCCTACTATGAAATCTACGCATCCAATACGACCGCGGTGGCCAGCTCCTTCCAGGACTCTATCGTCCACCGCTGGACTATAGATAACGGATGCAGCAAGTACCCTCGCGTACAACTCATGTTCCAGAACCGCCACAGCGGGTGGGACTTCTTCAACTTCGACCAAAGGAGCGAGGAGAAGCTTACCAAGATTGAGCGCAGCCAATACAACCGCCCGCGCGGGAACTGGGACAGCGTAACCACCTCCGTCGATTGGACCTACAACGGATGGGAGCGGGGAGTGACCACCACCGCAGTAAAGGCAGAGAAGGAGGTTCGAGTCTCGACGGACTACATAGACGCAGGCTTTGCCGACCACTTGCGGGACATTGCGCTTTCTCGCGCTGTGTTTATCGTAGACGGGGACAACCTCATCCCGGTCGTCGTGACCGACTCGGAGTATCTCTTCAAGACTTCGGTGAATGACAAGCTGATTAGTTACTCCTTTACCTTGCAGTACAGCAACCGACCCCGCACCAAGTGATTCGCCTTGTAGCCCTCGACCAGACCACCTCGACCCAGACCACGCTCGAACTGGAGGGGTCTCCGTCTATCTCTCTGAATTTGGCCGTGGCTAAACCGGGGGAGACGATGCAACGCCACGCGCCGTACTCGCAGACCTTCCGCCTCCCGTTCACGAATACGAATAACCAATTCTTCGCGCACTTCTACGAGGTCACCCTATCGGATGGGGACTTCGACCCTACGCAGAAGACCGAGGTGGAGCTGTCCGAGGACGGGGTGCCGGTGATGCGTGGCTCGATGCAACTGCGGGCCGTGCGACTTATGGCGGAGGTGTACGAAGTCAACGTCTTGAGCGACGTGGGCGACCTCTTCGCAGAGATGGGGAGCAAGCTCTTAGAGGCTGCATTCAGGGACGGAGATACCGACTACGTCACGATTTTTGACTACACGCAAACGGCGGCCAATATCGTCACCTCCCAGACGCTGACCAATGACATCACTTCGGGCACGGTGGGCAATGGTACGGTCATCGT